ATTGCGGAGAAGATTTAAATATTGATGTGAAAAAAATAGAAGAAAAGATAACCCCTAAAACAAGAGCCATTATGGCGGTTCACATATATGGAAGAATGTGTGATATGAAGGCTACTAGAAAACTGGCGAAATATTATGGGCTTTATGTTATTGAAGATGCCTGTGAGGCGTATGGGGGAACTATAGACGGTATAAAAGCTGGAAATTGGGGAGATGTTGGTATTTTTTCAATGTATGTAAATAAGGTAATGACTGCTGGTGAGGGGGGAATAGTTACCACTAACAACGAAAGAATTTATGAACAATTAAAATATTTACGGCATATGGCATTTGATGATGAACACACTTATCTTCATAGAAAAGTTGGATTTAATTTTAGAATGACTAATTTACAAGCAGCTTTAGTATTAGCTCAATTAGAACAGGTAGATAAATTTATAGAAAAAAGAAAAGAAATAGCTAAATGGTATGATGAAGATTTAGAACGATTTACTATACCCCGTCCAGAAGGTTCTGTGATTTGGTATTATGACATAATTTTACCCTATGAGGAAAATATAGATTTATATGAAGCATTAAAAAAGAAGGGAATAGAAACAAGAATATTTTTTAAACCAATGTCTCTACAACCGATTTATTTTAATCCAGAAGTTTACCAAACTAAGGCTTATGAATTTTCTAAAAAGGGACTTTATTTACCAACTTATCCACAGCTTACTTATAAAGATGTGAAATATATTTCTAAAGAAGTGTTATCCACAATAAACGAATTATAAGAAATATGGTATAATATAACAAAGACAGTACCCTATTGTCTGTCTTTACCTGCGAGCGATGGTTTTGGGTGCTGGCTGTTGCTTGTATGGTAAAGGCAGACAATAATAGCACCAAATGAATTGCAATTTTCTGATACTACAAATAAAAAAGGGATCGTCCAAGACATAGATTTTCTTGTAGGAACAGATTCTACATCTTATCCCTTGGCTGATAAAGCCAGAAATGTAAACCAATGGTATTACAAGGTAATTGGTTGGATTTTAGAATCTTCTGGAACTTGGGAATGGGATGATTCTAATTATACTGATTTTCCTATTGCTACTGCTACTCTTGTAGATGGACAAGAAGATTATACTCTTCCCCATGCTGCAGCAAGTAGTTCTAATGCTTCAACATTTTTAAAACTTATTGGTATTTCTGTAAAAAATTCTGGGGGAAATTGGAAAAAATTAAGAAATATTGATGAAAGTCAACTCCCTAATCAAGATTTAGAAGAATTATTTAAAACAGCAGGACTTCCTCGTTTTTATAAGGTTATTGGAAACTCTGTAAAATTATTACCCGCTCCAGATTCTAATAATGTAACTCTATCATCTGGATTAAAAGTTTATTTCCAGAGAACTATGGATGAATTTACTGCTTCTGATACTACACAAGAACCAGGATTTCCAAGAACATTTCATAGGATTTTATCATTAGGGGGAGCTTATGATTATGCTGTAGCTAAAGGATTAAAAAATGTTAATTCTTTAAGAGCTGAGATAGAACAATTAAAACAACAACTACAGGAATATTATGGTCATATAAATAAGGATATAAAGATTAGAATTATGCCAAGAGAAATAAGAAAGCATCTAATATAAAATGGCATATTCATTAGAAACAAAAAATGGAGTTGGGGGAACCAATACCCTAGATCCAGGAGATGCTACTGGCTTGATAGCTCCCCCTACTTATGCTGAACAGATTACCTTATCTGCTGGTACTTATAGTCATGAAACAAAAAATTCTGCTGGTACTTATAGTCATGAAACAAAAAATTCTACTTAATAGCACCTCAATTTAATGGCAGATACAAATTATACATTTAAAGATGCTTCGGGCAATACCAAAACTCATGATGCAAGATCAGAAGGAACAAACTCGGAATTAAGGGCTGTTATTTGTATTGGAGATCCCGCTACTAATGCCAATGTTGCCTCTGTTGATGCGAGCAATGGATTAGCTGTAGATGTAAAAGCATTACCAACATTACCTGCTGGAACAAACAATATTGGCAGGGTAGACATAAATAACATTTCTGCTGGCACACAAACTAATGATGTAAAAATAACTTTAGATGGAGAAGCCGTATTATTAGCAGCAGGGACAAATAATATTGGTAGAATAGATGTAAATGATATTTCGGCTGGTACACAAACCAATGACGTTAAGATTACATTAGACGGGGAAGCCGTGATTTTGGGAGCTGGAACCAGTAACATTGGTAGGGTGGATATAAACGATATCTCAGCGGGTACGCAAACTAATGATGTGAAGGTAACATTAGATGGAGAAAATGTGGCTTTAGCGGCTGGAACAAATACAATTGGTAATGTGAAGATTACTGATGGAACTGAAACCGTTTCTGTTAATGCTTCAAATCAATTAGAGGTAGCTGTTGGGAATACAATCAATGTTACTGGAGATGTTGCTCACGATTCGGCTGATTCTGGTAATCCAGTTAAAATTGGTGGGGTAGCGAGGACATCAAATCCTACGGCTGTAGCTGATGGAGACAGGGTTAATGCAGCTTTTGATGATATAGGAAGACAGGTAGTAGTTTTAAATCAGGTTAGAGACTTAACTACACATGGAACAGCTACAATATCAACTACATCAGAAACTACAATTTTATCAGCTGCTGGTGCTGGAGTTTATCTTGATTTAACCGCTATTACAATTGCTAATACATCAGCGACTGACGTTAGGGTTGATATCAGGGATGCTTCCAGTGGAACTGTTAGATTATCATTTTTAGCTCCAGCAGGACAAACAGTTGGTGCAGTATTTCAGGTTCCAGTAACACAAGCAGCTGCTAATAATGCTTGGACTGCCCAACTTTCATCTGCAGTGACAGATGTTAGAGTATTTATGCAGGCAGTTAAAAATGTTTAATGATTGATTATAAATTCAAAAGAATAATAAGAGACGGTAATACGACTAAATTTTTAGTAACCTTCTATGAAGGCGATATTGGAATTGAAAATGAATTAAATTTAGATACTAATCAGTTAGAACCGATTAAAAGATATCGCAGAAGAAAAGTTTTAAAACAAAAAGAATTTACAATTAACCGAGATGTAGATACAGATATATTACGAAAAATTTTAAATTATAAATTAAGAAAACTTTTCCCTAACAAAGAAAGAATTAAAGAACAAAGGGAAGAGTTGGTTAGCAATGAAATATAATTTTTGGACAGCACAAGGCAAAAAAGGAAAAATCTGGGATAATCCCGATTATCTTATAGGTAAAAATGTTAAAAGAATTAACGAAAATCTTTGGTTTAAACAACAACAAAAATTATTGCTTTGGATGGCTAACACAGATTACGGACGAGATTTATTATGTATTCCAAAGAACTTTCCAAAAATAATAGAAATGAGCAAAAAGCATATTACTGGTTTGGTTGATATTACTAAAAACAGAAATGACACTTATAAGATTATAAAAGTTTCAGATTTTAGAACAGGAACAAAGTGGGCTAATGTTATAAGATATCGCTGGAAAGAGTTTCAAGAATACGCAAAGTTTTATTATATGCAATTTGATAGATTGCCTGTATTTTATCCAGTTGTGCCAGTAAATTTTAGATTTGCTTATACCACAAGTACTTTTTATCCTAATCCTGGAGATACAACAGCTCCAACTGACGGAATTCTTGCAAGAGACCTTGGTGCAGGAAATGGTTCAACCTGGAATGATATAAGAAATGGTGCTGGTAATCAAGCTTATATGCCGTCCACTACAGATGTATCTCCTGCTCTTGCCAAAGATGCTTCTGGATGGTGGAGAATGAGAAGACAATTATTTGGATTTAATACTTCGTCTATTGGAACTGATACAATAAGCAGTGGAACATTATCATTAACAGATTATAGTACTTCAGGACCAAAAGATGATTTTGGTGGTGGTAATTCAGAGATAACTTTTGATGCTTGGGCTGATATGAATAATGAAGCAAATTTTGATGCTGCAGATTACAATGATTATGATGGTGTAGAGCAGGTAACAGCAAGAATGACATATAATAACTTTCAAAGTGGTAATACTTATAAAGATTTTACTCTGAATTCTTCGGGAATATCAAGTATTAAAAAGAATGGCAATACATTTTTTGGAGCAAGAACTGGTTATGATTTTGATAATAGCGAACCAGGTGGAACTGGAACAACCCAATTTAAGATGTATATGTCTGATGAAACAGGTACTTCTAAAGACCCTAAATTAGTTGTAACACATACTGCTGCAGCGGTGACTATTCCCTCAACATTGTCATTGCTCGGTGTTGGTTCATAATATGGCAAAAGAAGTAATATTACAATTAGATAGTTTTAGAGATGGGCTTGCAAAATCCATTTATCAAGGTGGGAAAAATCAGTTTGCTCCTGGGACTTATGATATAGATTTTTTTTCACAGCCAGGAATTATACAACCAGTTATAGGACTCAAAAGAGATACGGGGGATCCAAGTACTCGTGATATTAGAGCGGTTATTAGGGCAAGTGATGGAACTTATTACTGGATAGGAACTAATGCTTCAGGTGAATTACAGGTATGGACTGGATCACCAGGTAGCAATACAACATTAAGTACATCTGGTTCTGGAAATGCTAGTGCAACTAATATGGCACAGGGAAGTAAAGTTATAGAATTTAAAGGAAGTGGTAGTAATACTTATTTAATTTTCTATGATAGTTCTACTGATTTAGCTAAATTTGATATAGGAACACCAGCTATTACTTTAACTGCTAATGGTTCTGCATTAACTGGAAATACTGGTTTGGATTTACTGATTTATAAAAGTTTTCTTTATTACTGTAATAAAAACAAAGTAGGAAGAGCTGTCCATTGTGATTCCAGTGCTGGATTTAATGATTCAGCTTTAACGTTAGAAGATAAATACAGAGTTCAAACCCTAACTGGTTGGGGAAACAAAGTAGTAGTTGGAGCAGCTACTAAAAATGAAGGAGGAAATAGTAAATTATTTATTTGGGATGGGGTATCAACTTTATTTGATTATTCAGTAGATTTACCAGATAACGGATTAAGAGCTGCAGTTAATAATAATGGAATTATTTATCTATTTTGTGTTTCTAATCCTAATGGTAATGCTGATATTAATATTGTAAGGGTTTACGCATGGGCTGGGGGAGAGAGGATAAAACTAATTAGAGAATTGAATTTAGAGGCAACTACCATAAATTCCTTTAAAATTTTACCAGCGGCTGTTAATTCTTATAGGGGGAAAGTATATTTTACAATCAATGCGGGAACTGCAGATTCAATGACAATAGATAATGGTGTTTATAGTATCGATGAAAGGGGAGTATTAAATCTTGAATATATTGATGCAAGTGCTGACACCTCAGATTTGAGTGCTTATTTTTGTCAATGGATAGAAGGAGATTTATTTTGGTTTTTTGATGCTGGAGCTACTAAAGTAAAAGCTCATCATGCTGGCGATGATTATTCTTCTAATGCAAGATTAGATACTTTAGCTTATAGATTCGATTCTAGATATGAAACAAGAATTGATGAAATATTCTTCAATTTAGTTAGTTTACCAGCCAGTACAAGTGTGGCAGTAAGTATTAACACCGATCAAGCTGGATCTGGATTTAGTGCAGTTAAAACAATATCTTCTGGAAAGGTAGCTCATATTATAAATCAAGCAGATTATACATTTCAGCCAGGTCATACACATCAATTAAGATTTAAATTTACTAGTAGTAGTTCTTTAAGACCGCAGATAATATTACCAATTTATATTAAAGCAACGGTCTTTGAGAACCAGATGTTAGAATCATGACAAAAGAATTAGATAAATTTTTTACTGAACCAGAGGAAACTAAAGTAGAAATTCAATCTCCGCCAGTAATAAAGTGGAATGACCTTGACAATCCATATTTCATCATTACGGCAGTTGTTCCTGGAACATCAGCTCAAACTGCAACTAATTATGGAGTATTTTTTACTGCTCCGTTTAGTTGTCAGGTTATAGAAGCTTGGGAAACCCATGATGTTTCAGGATCAGATGCTGGTAATGTAACATTAACGGTAGAAAAATTAACAACTGGTCAATCAACTAATTCAGGTGTAGAAGTATTATCTGGAACATTTGATTTAAAAGATTCAGATAATACACCCCAAAGACAGAAAGCTAAAACAATAGAAGAAGATATAACCCTAAATCCAGGAGATAGATTAGCATTAAAAGATTCAGGTACCTTGACTCAATTGAGTCATGTTTCTGTTACTGTATTACTAAAAGTATTACAGACAGAACTTGATCAATCTTAATTATGGCAACACAAATAATTCCAGAAGAATTCAAAAGAATGGGTATTACAGCTCCTTTAGGTTCGACTGAGGCAACACAGCAGATTCTAGAGAAAGGAAAGTCTTTATTAGCCCCAAAAACCGAAGAACAATTTCCAAATTTGGATATTACTCCGCCATCTAAATTTTCTGCTGAAGAATTAACCAAAGTAGCAGAATCGCCTATAACAAGGGAAGATATACAAAAGTTTATAACACAGCAAGAAAAATTAGTTAAACAAATAGCAGGAACTACAAAATTAACGCCAGAAGAAGAAAAAGCTCAAAAAGAATTAAGTCGATTACAATTAGAAGAATTAAGTCAATTTGAGTCTTTAAGAACGAGACCTGGATTAGATTTACCAACATTCCAAAGAGCTATGTCTGAAATGGAAAGATCAAATAGATTAAGAAGAATAGAACTTCAAATGCAGTTACAGTTAGCTGAACAAAGAAAGGCAAACTTACTTGATTCTCTTAAACTGCAATTAGCTTCAAAACAACAATTATTTTCTGATACATTAAAATTGTTACAGATGTCATTAGATGATTCTTTGGGAACATTTACTGATGATGAAGGTAATGTAACTGTATTACTAAAAAATCCAATTACTGGAGAAATAAAACAACAAAGAATATTAAATATAAGTAAAAAACAAGCTAATAAAGAATTCACAAATACTAAATGGGTTGTTGGTCCAGATAACAAATTAGTCTTTGTAGGAAGAACAAGTGATGGAGATATTGTAACACAAAAAACAGATATTAAAGCTCGTCAAGAAGGGGGAGGTTTTGGGCAAGGAGGATTGTTTACTCCAGTTCAAGTTCAAAGAGCAATGGAGGAAGCTACCAATCTTGCTGTAAAATATGATAAAAAAAGAATTCCCGTAACTGATCCTAATACAGGAGAGATTAAAATGGGGCTTCCTCCTGGATTAAGAGAAAAGGTAATTGAACAATTAAGAAAGGCATATGGGAATATATTAACAGAATCTCAAATAACAGAAATAGTTTATACCGTTCTTCCTGATTTTGTTAGTGTTGAGGAAGCTGATCAGGATATAGGAGATATTATTAAACAAAAAGTACTGGAAGAATTATCTAAATCTAAAAAATCTAAAAAAGGTGAATAATAATTATGAATAAATTTTCATTTTCTCAAACTTTTAATAATATAAAAACTCCTTTAGTTTCAGGAGACTTTTTTCCTTTTCCAACTGCTGATTCAATAGATATTGATAAAACCCTTGGGAAAAAGGGGGTTATCTCAACTCTTTTAAAAAAAGAAAGAAATATAGAAATTAAAATAGGTGAAAAAGTTTTTGGTATCCCTCCAGAAAAACAAAAAGAATATGGTACTGTTTTTGATTTAGTAGGAATAATTCCAATAGCTGCAACCGCTAAAATCCCAAGTGAAATTTCAAAACTCAAAAAAACAGAAAATATATTAAAGGGTGAAAAAATCATTCAAAATTTTGCTAAAAAGATTGAATTTATTCCAACAATAAGAAAGGAAAAATTTTTAACAAAAGTTAAAAATACTTTTAATAATTTATATACAATAGTTGTCGATAGATTTAATCCTATTACTCGTTTCGTTAAAGAAGTATCAGATATAGAAAAATTAAAACCAAGTGAAAATCCCATTCTTTTAGCAAGACGATATTTAGGAATAAAGGGAATTGCTGAATCAAAATTATTTTATTTTACACATCATCTTGATGAAAGTGGAAATATAGTTAAAACTGGTGAATCACTAAACGATATTTTGGGAACATTTAAAAAAGATATTAATGATTTAGTAACTTTTATGGTAGCTCAACGGGAAAAAGAACTTTGGGAACGGGGTATAAAAGAAGGAATAGATTTAAATAAAACAGAAAAGGTTATAAATGCTTTAAAAAATAAATATGGTCGTGGTTTTAAACAAATAGAAAGGGTATCTGCTAGAATTAGGGATTGGACAAAAAGAGCAATTTTAGATCCTTTAAGAGAAATAGGAGCAATCTCAGAAGATATGTATAGAAAAATAACAGAATCAAATCAGTTTTATATTCCTTTTCAAAGAGTTATAGATGAGGTAGAAAAAGGAAATATTATTAGTTCTAAATTAAATGTATTTGATCCTACAGCTATTCCATTAAAAAAAATTCGTGGCTCAGAAAAAACCATTATTAATCCATTAGAAAGTTTAATTAAATATGTTTATAAAATAACTGATTTTGTAGAAAGGGAAAGGGTAGCTAAATCTATAGTTAATTTAAGAAATAAATTCCCAGAGCTTCAAGAAGTTATTAAACCTATTAAAAACATAAGACCAGTAGCAATAGAAGAAGGTAGAACAATATTTAGACCAGGAATTTTAGAACCAGGAAAAAATATCATTACTGTATTTGAAGATGGAAAAAGAAAATTTTATGAAGTACCTGAAGATTTAGCTAAAACAATGAAGGGAATGAGTTCAGCGGAATTAGCCTTATTGGTTAAATTTTTGGGTTTTCCTACTAGAATCTTAAGGGCTGGAGCTATTTTATCTCCAGAATTTGCTGTTAGAAATCCTATTAGAGATCAAATGATGGCATTTATTCAATCTAAATATGGTTTTATTCCTGGTTATGATTTTATTAAAGGAATTTTTGAAACATTTGGTAAAAAAGAATTATTTGGTAAATGGCTAGCTGCAGGAGGAGCACAAGCTACATTAATTGATTTAGATAGAATATCTAATCAAAAAACACTTCAAACAGTTATTGGAAAGAATATTCTTCAAAAAACAGGGGAATATTTTAAAAATCCTATTGAAGCACTGAGATTTTTAACAGAAGAATCTGAATTAGGAACAAGATTAGGAGTATTTAAAAGAGCTATTAAAAAAGTAAACGATTTAGAAGCTGCTATTGAATCAAGGGATGTCACATTGGATTTCTCTAGAATAGGTTCTCAAACAAGAATAATAAATTCTTTAGTTGCATTCTTTAATGCTGGAATTCAGGGTATTGATAAGTATATAAGATCTTTAAAAGAAAGACCAGTTCAAACAACAATTAAAACGATAACTGGGGTAACAATCCCCTCAATTCTAGAATATTTATTACAAAAAGATAATCCAAGATATAAAAATTTACCTTCCTGGAGAAGAAATTTATTTTGGAATATTGTTACAGATATTAAAACTCCATTAACACCAGACGGTATGATTATATCAATTCCTAAACCATTCGAAATAGGGGTAATTTTTGGAACATTACCCGTGAGGTTATTAGAATGGATCGATGAAAATGACCCCGCAGTATTTAATGGATTGAAAAAAGATTTGACCACTTCTTTGTCACCTGGTTTTATTCCTACATTTTTATTACCCTGGATTGAAACAAAAACAAATTATTCTTTCTTTAGGGATAGACCAATATTAAGTCAATTTATTAGAGATTTACCCCCAGAATTACAGGCAGGTACTTTTACTTCCGAAACAGCTAGATTGTTGGGAAAATATTTAAATAAATCTCCAGCTAATATAGAACATATGTTTCTTGGATATACAGCAGGATTGGGAAGAATAGCTTTAATGGCAATTGATGAGGTGATTGAAAAAATTGGTATCGTGGAACCACCACCACCCGTAGAAAAAACTGCCGCAGATATTCCTATTTTAAGAGCTTTTATAGCAAGAGAACCGATAGGATTTGATGCAGAAAGAGTAAATCAATTCTTTGATATTTACGAAAAAGCTAAAGAAGCAAATAATGGTTATAACTTTTTAATAAAAAGAAAATCCATAGAAGAAGCAAAAGAGTTCTTATTAAAACATGGAGAAGTGTTTTTATATCCTGGTCTTAATGAAATAGCTCAACAGATATCTGGTTTAAGAAAAGCAATTGAAGAAGTAAGAATGAATAAAGAAATGACTCCTCATCAAAAAAGAGTTTTGATTGATAGTTATTTAAAAGCCATTACATTAATGGCTGATCATACAATGACTGTATTAAAAGAATTAAAATTTTAGTAATCGTAATAATCTTGAGAATAACGATGAGGACCAGGGATATATTCTGGTTTATTAAAAAATAACCCATAAATAGTTAAAATAAAAGAGATAGATAATATTAAAAAAATAATAAAATGATGAAAGAAATCTTTATTATCTTCAGTCATATTAATATTATATCACATCAGCATTCCTTGTCAATATGGAAGGTATAATAACAACACAAAATTTAGTTCAAGCAGGTTCAACTCTAATAGCCTTAGTTTTGGTATACGCATATGTAAAATTAAGTAAAACCCATAGCAATCATTTTATGACACTTACACGTGAATTTATAGGAGTAATGAGGGAAAATACAAAAGCATTAACAGAACTTAAAGATACCATTAAATCTTTAAATCATCACAAATGAACTTCAAAAGACGCAAAAAAACAAAACACAATAAAAAGAAACATAAAAAGAATTTAAAACTTAAAAAGCGTTTAAAAAAGAAACGCAAACATAAACATAAATAGGAGGGAATGAAAAAACTTTGTAAAAAAATAGTCGTTGCAAACGACTTTCAAATACCTTTTCACGATAGAAAGCTGTTAAAGCTCTTTAACAAGTTTTTAAAATACTTTAAACCCAGTTTACTAATCATTAACGGCGACCTTCTTGATTGCTGGATGATATCAGATTTTGACAAAACCCCTAAAACTGGAATGGATTTCTCGGATGAGTTAAAACTTGGGTATCAGGTTTTAAAAGACTGGAGACGAATAATGAAAGATAAAGAAATCTGGTATATAGAAGGGAATCACGAATGGCGTTTAAAAAAGTATATAAATCGCATAGCACCAGAATTGTTTGGATTATTATCCTTACCAGAATTATTAAAACTCAAAGAATTAAATATTCGTTGGATTGGAACAAATAAACTGGCAAATAAATGGATTGATACTTATGTTAAAATTGGGGATATCTATGTGGGTCATTACGATAAAGTGAACAGGCATTCTGGTTATACAGCCAAGAACTTAGTTGATTATAAAGGAGTTTCTTTGATACAAGGACATGTTCATCGTGGCGGAGTTCATTATAGAAGAACACTAAATAGTCAACAGATAACAGCAATAGAAAATTTTTGTATGTGTTCACTCAATCCAAATTATATTAGCGAACCTAATTGGCAACAAGGATTTTCAGTTATTTATCTTGAAAGTAAAAAGACATTTGTTTATCCAATCCATATAAAGGATTATGAATTTTACTGGGCGGATAAAAAGTTTGAAGTGTGAGAACTGAACCGATTTCATAGAGTGTTAACAACGGTTTAGTTCCTGCACTTCAAAAGGAGGGAATATGAACAAGAAAAACATACTGTCTGATATGCTGTTCTATATAATAATATTGCTGTTTCTGTATCTGATAGGAATGCTGCTGGAATGAAAAAGGAGAAAAAAATGGTAGAACTGCGAAAGAATCTAAAGTGTCTGATAGTGATAGTTCGTTGCCATAATCCTAATTGCCGTAATGCAGTTAAGGATGTTATAGAAGTTGAGAAGAGACTGGTTCGTTTTCGGTGTAGTCATTGTAAAAATATAACCACCCTATATTTTAGAAACAAGAGGGGGTAAGATGAGAAAAGGAGGAGATGGTAAAATGAAGATACGTCATCTGACCACCAGTAGAAATCGTGTTAAGTGTCCTAATTGTGGGAAGTATGCTCTGGGAGTCATAGCTAAGTTTGGAAAGAATCTGTTTTATGGATGCGATAACTGCGAAGAAGCTTACGGACAAGGAGACCTGCCTAATCTGTGGCTGTGTCCTTTTTGCCAGACGCTTCATAGCAGACGTCCGAAGAAGTGCAGATATTGTGGAGGGCGAAGTGACTATTAATCTAATGATTCCAGATTTTCTTATACTTCAGTTTGCTGCCCTCGGGTTTTTAATAGTTCTTTTTATAATTCTCAATGTCTTTTTAGACATTGATTGATTACGGCGGGGAGGAACACACGCACACCGAATGTAAGCCACATCGGTGAAGCCAGCTCGGCTAGAGAGGTTTCTCCCCGCCTCCAGATTTAATATGAAACCAAAATTTCTTATAATCCATCATTCTGCCAGTTCAAGAGATCGCACAACGCTTAGTGCTATTAATTTTTGGCATAAACAAAGAGGTTTTCCTAAATCATCTTTAGGATGGTATATTGGTTACCATTATGTAATAACGGGTAATGGAATGCTTTATCAAACTCGTAAAGAAAATGAAATGGGAGCTCATGCTAGAGCTAATGGCATGAATTATAAATCAATCGGAATATGTCTTACGGGTAATTTTGAAATAGAAAAACCATCTACCAAACAACTTAATACGCTTAAAAAATTTATTGAAAATCATCCTAATTTAACGGTTTTAGGACACAATCAAATACCTTATCCAACTGCTTGTCCTGGACAAAGACTTTTAGAGTGGATTAATAATTACAAATCTAATCAAAGCCAATCTTCTAGCAATGACAGGATAAAAAAAATCAAGTCATTATTAGAAGAGGCACTTAAATTATTAAATGACTGAAGTATTTTTATCAGTAGGTTTCGTTGTAGCTTTAACGGAATTGGTTAAAAAGGTAGTTAATCCTCCAAAAAGATTTCTGCCCCTGGTATCAGTTGCTTGGGGAATTATTGTGGCATATTTATTTATGGATAAATCAGTGTTTAGTTTATTTTCTGGAATTTTACTTGGCTTAAGTGCGTCGGGACTTTATTCTGGTGCGAAAACAGTTGTGGAAAACTGATATTGATTTCGGAAAATACAAGGAGTATAATTAGGACATAATTGAATACGCTTAGCACAATTATCCTTTCTGTTGGGCTTGCGGCTTTAACAGCAGTCGTTCCTCTTTATCAGGATAGCTCTAATTCGCAAGAAATGGGGTCAAATTTGCGAAATAATACCCAATTAGTATATGAACCTTATCTTTATCAAAACAAGGGCTTAAATCTTGAAAATAAAGAGGACTTAAAAAGCTTAATCAGGCAAGAGGCAGAAAGGTATAATATTGACGCTAATCTCGTTTTAGAGATTGTCAGGAGGGAATCTAACTTCAATCCAAAGATATGTAATCAACAATATGGCTGTATAGCAGGACAGGGGCTTTTTATGATAATTCCATCAACAGAAAAAATGTGTGAAAGACATTTTGGTAGAGAAATGGATATGTTTGATGTTTGGGATAATATAGATTGTGCAATGTGGCTTTTGACTAAAGGGGATTTAAAAAGCTTAATCAGGCAAGAGGCAGAAAGGTATAATATAGATGCTGACTTGATGATAAGAATTGCTTGGTGTGAAAGTAGAATCCGTATGATTGATTCAGGATTAGGTGATTATGGAATCTATCAATTTCGTTTGTCTACTTGGGAGTATTTTACCCGTAAATTTAATTTAACCAATTTTGATATTAACAATCCTTTAGATCAAATAGAATTAGCTGCCAGGATTATATCCGAAGGAGGATTACATCATTGGAATTCTTCTCGGTCTTGCTGGCAAAGATAATGGAGGAAGAAAATAAGGTTGAAGAGATGGAACAAGAAGTTTCTGAAGAAGTTTCAGAAACCCCAAAAGAAGACGAAAATCCATCTCAAGAATAAACCTTTTCAATCCTAAGTAAGAAAAACCACCTAACTAGGTGGTTTTTCTATTCGGGGAAAGTTTAGCCCTAATTCTATGCCCTCATTATTAAAAAATAATAAATTGAGCTTAACAGGGAGGAATTAAAGATCGACGATCCCCTATCCCCATAAGGGGCTTACCAACCCACCATTTTCATTATAGGATCACTCGAATTTGTTTTCGTAGTACCCCTATAATTACTAGCGAATAGGTCAGTAAAAAGTTAATATAATTTCTTTGGCAATTTTTTATTATTTATTTTTTATAATTCTTTTAATAATTTTCTTGTTTTTATAATTTTTTTCAATATTTTTTTATAAGTAACTGAAGGATAAGAATATATTTTACCTCTAAACCTACACATTTCCTGATTTATAACTTCAGTACTTGGATGAGATAATAATAAATCTCTTAAATCTTTATTTATTTTTATTGGTTTTTGTTTTATATTCATTTATCCATTCAATTATTTCATTTATTTTTTTTGTAAGCACATAAAAATTATGTAAGATTTTTTCCTTACTTAAATCTTCTCTCTCTTCAATATAATAAGCATCTCCTTCTATATCTAATAGTTTTTCTTCTATTTCTTGTATTTGCCAATTTAAATATTCTTTTATTTTATATTCTTTTTCTGCTAAATTGTTTATTGTTTCTTCAAAAAGATTATAAGGAATTTTTTTAATTGTTTTATTTTTCTTTTTCATAATTTTCTAAATATTCTTTAATTGTTTTATTTTTGTTGGTCATAAATTATTAAAAATAACTATCATTAAGGGTTTAATATAACCAACTTTTCCTTTTGGAACTTTATATTTTCCTTCTTCTGTTCCAAATGCAAATCCACGCTTTGGTTTTTCTAAAAAATCTATAAAAACATTTGGTTTTGATTGACATTTTTCTTTGTCCCAAATCCATTTATGAAAATATCTTGTATGGGTTGAAGCAGGAATTAACATTACTGTAAATGCTTTTTCTGTAGCGGCTTTTTCTACAAATTTTCCTATATGCATATCAAATGGTGGATGACAATAAACAATTTTCCCTGTCCAGTTTTGTTTTAAACAATCTTGTTCCTTTGTCCAATAACGAGGCAATAAATGATTTTTATCAGAAGCACAAGCATCTATTGTAAAACTTAATCCAATTTTTTCCATTTTTTTATTGATGTATTCCCAAATATCTTTTGGGGTTCTAATATACTTATATGATTTAGAGGTCATAAAACTTAATGTATTTTTAGCAATGTTTCTTTTCATACTTCTATTTTAAATTATAAATAATAATTATCATAATTTTCTAATTGATTTTATGAATCCTTTTGGTATCCATTTAGGAGTTCCGTAAGGAGCAAAATCATCGTTAAATTCTTTACTCATTGCCAGAATAATAAAATCTTCTGTTTCTTTAATGAAATAACCAACAGTTAAAGCACAAGTTTTTTTAGTTTTTTCATCTATTTCTTCTTCGGTAAACCAGCTACCATATCCAAAAGTATCAACCCATTCTATTTCATAAGGAACATTTTTAATTAGTTTTTTCTTTTTCATAATCTTCTAAATATTCTTTAATTTTTTGATTAAGTTCTTGAACGGCTTGGTTGTAGCCTCTATAATTTATATTTATCGGTTTACTAAAATCTGATGGTTTTAATTTACCCTCAAAAACTATTTGTTTAGTTTTTAATTTTATATAATCAGCAAACTTTTTCAGTTCTTGTTTAATGGTTTTATGGATAAATAATATAATCTCTTTATAATATTCAGGGTGATTTGGAAATATTCTTTTTCCATCTATTTCTAAATCAAAAAATTTAAATCTTTCATCAAACTCTTCTTCCCAAGTTGTTTTATTTTCTTTTTTCATAATTATCAATTGAGGTTTGGGTTTTGGATTTCATAAATTTTTTACGACCTTGTTAAATTAAATTTTTATAAGCTCCAGTTCTTGCTCCCACTCCAACTCCAACTCCTACTCCTACTCCTACTCCTACTCCAACTCCTACTCCTACACCTACTTCCACTCCAACTCCAACTCCTACACCCACTCCCACTCCAACTCCAACTCCTACTCCAACTCCCACTCCTACTCCAACTCCTACTCCTACACCTACTCCAATCAGAACCAGTTTTTAATATTTGTATATTCATTTTTGTTCTTTGAGAAGTTTATGTTTCCAAGGGAAAAAGTCGGTTACCGCTTCAATATTCACATAACAATCTCCAACTGGTTCTACTTCGTTTACCTCACCTTTAAAAATGGTATCCATAAAGCGGGCAGATTCTGCCACCCAAGCGGCATCTTTCAGGTATAGAAACTTGCCGACTATTTTTTCCACACGACCAACCATATGGTAGGTAACAGTTCTGAAAAACCACTTACCTCCGACCAAATCTTTATAGGAGTTGATTTCCTTGTAATCATCCTCCTGAAGTTGGTCTTTTATTTTCTCAAAAGTTTCTTCTGATATTTCTATTGTAGGCATTTATTCAAATCTATTTAACAAAATAGATTTTAGTTAAGTTATAAATTTTTTACGACCTTCTTGAGAAAATAAATTGCTTTCTCAAGATTAGTTTTCAATGCCCCCACTAAATAGGGTAATAAAAGGATTTGGTCGTTTTATGTTGGTTTAAGGGCGACTGGATTAATCCAGTGTTCGTCCTCTGCAGACAAACGTACCCTATTCAGACTCGTATATTCCAGACTTGGATCCAGCCCGTCATCCAAAGCTGGTTACACCCCATCCAGAATATCGGTCGGGGGCATATTTTATTTTAAAAGAAAACTCCCTTATAGGAAAATTATCCTACTTTGAAAAACTTATTGTTTTTTTAATAAACCTCCTTTTTCCTTTAGGAAAATACCATATCTCCATTTGATGACCAATTGGTTTAAAATTCTCAGTTATTTCTTTGAGCTTTTTCGGAATCCCCATATGACCTTTAACAGCAATCCATCGTATAGGACACCCTTCTTTATAGGCAACAATGTCCCATCTTCCAAAATAATCTGTATTGTATCCTTTTGTTGGTCTTGAGGGTCTGATTTTAAAGTCAACTTCCCAGCCATTTTCTTTAAGCTCCTTGATCGCTTTTTTTTCATAAACACTTCGGGGCATTATAATATTTTCTCTACTTTGTAGAGAGTTTTATTACCAGTTCCAATTCTTGTAACCTTTACAATATCTCCTTCTTTTACCTTAGCAAATTCTTTAGCTGTCTTAACTGACGAAGTAGACAAAACTTTTCCATTTATTTTATACTGAATAACTTCTTTATCTGGATTAAAGAAAGAAGAAGTTACCTCATAACCCTCATATTTCCCCTCTATTGATTCTCCATCAGCTAAGGTAATAAAAGAAGAATTTTCTTCTATAAATTCATCTAAACTTTTTGCCATTTAAGAAGTTCTTTGTGAAAAGCTTTGGTTCGGGAAACTATTTTCCGCCAAAGCATTTCATCAAAGTTTATTAAAAAATCTTTAGTTGTATTTTCTTCTGGGAAAAGTGGTCTCGACCCCCTAACTTTTATATATGTAATCCAAGCTGTTTTTTTCTTTAATGCTTCCATATAACAATGAACTTGATAAACATGGGCTTGATATGGTTTAATAGGAAATTTTTCACAAGTTTTTAATTCTGCTATTCGGTTATTTATAAACAAATCTATTTTTCCTACTATTTCCAAATCGTCTGTTATTGGAATTCTAATTTCTTTCTCTTGATTTTCTTGATGATAAATTTCTTGAATTCTGGAATGCCATAAGCTTCCCGTATTCATATAATGAAGTCCTATTCTGTCTGGTTTTTGTCTTTCAAAAAAATCTTTTGGAGTAATTTTACCCATAACAACGTCATAAATCATTGATGCATGAATTTCGTTCTTATTAGGTTTATGCCAATCTGATATTTCTTTTGAAAAATATTCATAGTATTTATCCTCTAATTTCATAATTAAATTAGTACGGAGGATGAGCCTCCTTTTCTTTATTTTCCTCCTCAACTCCATTTTCTGGTGGATATTTCTTTAAAAGATAGTCAGTTAATTCTTGAGCAACTTCTACAATTTGTTTTCTTATTTCTTTTTTATCAATAAACTTCCAAACATCATCTAAACTACCAACAATCGTATTAAAAATTCTCAAAAACGTATCTCTTTTGGCTTTATTAAACTGATTTTCAAATGGTGATTTGGGTGATTTATTCATTTTGTTGAATTGGTTGTTTAGGTATAAGAAGTTTAAAGCAATCAAAACACATTCTGGCTTCTACTTTATGTTCTCCATTTTTTCTTAAAACATACATTTCATTTTTTCTTTTGTTTAATAAACAGAAATTACAAAAAGATATCTTTGATTTTCTTTTGGAAAAATAAGCAGAAGATCTTCTCCATATATACCAAACCCTACTACTAGTTATTTCATTAAATCCTCTTTTTATTATAATATCCCTAATTTCATCAGCTTTTTTTCCACATAAAAACAAGTCAATTATTAACTTGTTTCTTTCTTTAAGTTTATCTTTTGTTTCTTTGGATAAAACCATATTACTTAATTTAAGTATAAAAAATTATAAATAAAAAGTCAAATAAGTTATCCACAACCTATATTACACTATTTTCTTCTTCATCTTCTTCTTTTAGGGAAATATCATATTTAGCTGATAGCTTTTCTAACAAACCAACAAAACTTTCCATTCTAATATGAGGTTTATTTCTATAACTTTCAATTTCAAACCCCCAATCAATCAAAGTTCTTTTTATTGTTTTAGTATTAAATACTCTTTTTAAATCAATCTCCGACATTTCATTTTCAAATTTTTCTTTACCCAAATCAACAACTTCTTTTACAGGAATTCTTTTAGCCCCTAATCCCGTCAAACCAGTGTATTTATTGTAAATAGGAACAAGTAGTTTTAAAACCTCAATCCTGATTTCTTCTGATATATCAGTTACAACCGCTTTGGCAATATTTTTCATATGCCTCATTAGAACTTTCCTATCTTCTTCTTTTGAAACTTTTAATAAAGGAGATATAACGTCATTAAATCTTGGCAACATATCTGGTATAATGATATTGTTTTCTTCTTCAAATATATTTCCCCAACGCCATTTTAAAAGAAGATTAGCAATATAAGTCATTTGCCTTTTTCTTTCTTTTTGAAAACTATATTCGTCGCTTCTTCTCATTTCTTCTGGTATATCACGAGGAAGCATTTTAAAGGGAATTATGCGGGAAGCTAATGCCCCATCTTTTATAGTGCCTCTTTTTATTATTATTTTCGGCTGATCAACTCTGAATACTTTAGGAGTAAACTTTTTACTTTCCGCTTCTGCTACTACAAAATTTCCATCTTCATCGTATCCATTTATTAAAATTTCTCTTATTTTGGCATATTCCTTTTTATCTATTGTGTCCATTTCATCTAAAATAGCCGAGCAGTTTGTCAAATCTAATATCCTAGATAAAGCCGCATAAGTGGGACTATCTATCATAAGACCATATTGGCACATAGAACCGATATATTTCCCCCATTCTGATTTACCTGTTCCCCAGTCGCCAAAAATATTTAAATAAGGTCTTTTATCAAAACGTTCATAAACCCAGGTAAACTTAATATAAGCTCTAGCTATTATAAAATAATCATCAGGCTGAACAAACCAGTCTTTTAATATTTTAGTTATAACCCCATCAACATCTTCAGTTTTCACATCGTCGGTAATAATTTGGTCTGGTATAATGACTTTTTTATAAATCATTCTATAGAATGGATCATTAATAGGGGGGACAGATAATATTAATCCTTCTGGTGTTTCATAATGATCGGTTTCCAAATATTCTTTTCCGTCCCATATTATAAAGATTGGTTTTTTGTTTTTTAAAATAGTATTTATACAAATTCCCTCCTCTTTATCTACATAAGAAAATCTATAAAATGTCTTAGCAAGCCTCTCTTTTTCTTTTTTTATTAATTTCTTATCTAGGGACGCCAAATACTGCTCTGCAAAACTTTCTGATTTTTGTTGTTTTTTTCGTGGCATTATATTTTATAATAAATCAAAAAAATCCGAATGAACCCATAAGAGTTCTTTTTTTAATGAATCCAAATAAGATAGAATAGACCTATATGGCTGGTAAAATAATAAATGAACAGTTTCGTAAAAAGAATTTTTTTTATCCCAATATTCCAGTTTGTAATCAAAATATTTTACTTCATTCAAATAATCAAAATATCGTCTTGCTAAATTCTCATAATAACTAATGAGAGAAGTTAAAACTTTTATATGGTGCAATTGAAGCTGTTTCTGTGCTTGTTTTATTTTAAGTTGATAAACATTCATATAATTTTGAGATTTTTAAATTAGCTTCTTAATTGGGGACGGATCAACCCTATAAAAAGCCGTCCCCTCAAAAAAGCTAATTCCTATAAAGCACATCTGGGACATAATATTCTACCTTCTTTATCAGCTGGTTTTTCTTTTAATAAAATTTCTTCTCCGCATTTATCACAAAAGGTTTTCTTCTTAATTTCTTTTTCCTTCTGTTTTTGACTTTCTAATTCTATCTCTTTGTTTATCTCTTCTATTTCTTTTTGTCTCTTTTCTTCTGCTGTTGGTATATTAACATTGCCATTTTCTTTTATTCTCTGATAAAGTTTTAGGGCTTCTTTTAAAATATCATCCATAGCTCCTACGAGTGCATTTAATTTCTTTAATTCCATTTCCATTTTTTTTAATTCTGTGCTATAATTAAAAAAAGACTTCTGGAGATTTTGATTCTCCTTATGAAGTTCATTTAATTCAATTTCAGTGTCTAACATTATTTTGTCTTTATTCATATTTTATCACATATCAACAACTTATTGAATTGTTGATAAGATTAAATTAACTTTTATTCCGACCAGCAGTCTTTTTTAGACTGCTTTTATTTTAATTAAAATAAAAACTTTTTTCCCTGAATTTGTCTCTTATTTCTTTCCAAAATCTCATAAAGCTTTTACTAAAAACCGCTTTTGAAAAGTCGTAGTCTTCCCATTGTTTTAATTCTTTTTTAACGGCATTTATTAATTTTGTCCAAGATCCTGGTTTTATTTGTTCTATAACATTTTTATAACGTTCAAATTTATATGGATCAAAATCCTTTAAGCCGTTTCTTACACCCTGCAATCCTTTTATAATATTGCCGTCCGTTAAAAATGACTCTCCACAAAATAGAATAGAATCAAGATTTTTTTCTTTCATAACCCTATCTTCATAATCCCAATATCGATTCTTCTCTTTTTGCCTGGCTGGGGAATAAAACCCGCCACCGTGATTTTTCCAAACTGCATATTTAGTAGCCAAAGCAAGCCCCAAACTTTTAGCCATATCCTCTTCATAACCCGCTCTTTTTGCTATCACATAACCAACTGCAACCATAATAGGGAAACGGTTTATAATGTAGTCTTCATTTTTATAATTGTTTTTGTAAGCCATATTATTTTAAAATTAATTCTAAAGCAAATAACCCATGAAAAAAGATTACTAAGAAAACATACATTAAGAGACCGAATAAAAGACCTCCTAAAATACTTTTTAGAATGAATTTAGTTTTCCTCATAAAGTCTTGCTTGCCTCTCAAGAAAAGCTATGGTGTCATTAAATGCCTTCCATAACTCTTGATGAAGAGGGTTTGTTAAGTCCATTACATTGGCTTCAAAATTAGCCCGTTCTTTTTTTAGCTCTTTAATGTAGTCTTTAATTTCTTTTAATGTTGGTTTGTTGGGTAGGTGTTTTAGTTGTTTCATAAGGTAAAGAATTTATTCTACATAAATTCTTGGTTAATAATTCAACTTCTCTATTCCTTGCTCTAACTTACCGCTGTTTAAGTTAAAGCAAGGTGTAGAAAAGTTAAATAATAATCAGGTAAAGACTGTTCCCAACCTCATCGTTCCAAGTTTTTAATATCTTATAATAAACTTGGTATTGACAACCATGTTTATCTACTATTCTTTTTAATTTCAATTTAATTTTAGGTATAGCTGGGATATATTCTTTAACTTCTTGAATTTTAAGAACATCATAAACTCTATTATTAACTCCATCTATAGATACATAATCGTTATTTTTAAGTCCATTTTTAATCAACCAGTTTTCAATATCGTTTTTATTCCAATATGGTTTATTAAATGTTTTAGTAGATACAATTTTAATTGCCATTTTTAATGAACCAGCCAGCGGGTACTGGTAAAGTTTTTAAATTAAATAACCTTTTAACAATCGGGTAAACCAGCAAATCGTCATATAATTAAGCTTACTGAGGTGTTTTATTACCTTATATAATAGGTAAAGTCTAACACCTATGAACCAGCTTTAGTTTAATTAATGCGTATTTACCAGTAAACCTTAATTTTTAGGGTGCTGTTATGTTATCAACAGCTTATATTGATAGTTTAGCAAATTAAGAAGTATTGTCAAGTCTTTGGTGTTGATAACTGGTAGAATCATGTTAGTCTGATGTTAGTATGTTAGTCTGATGTTCAGATGTTAGTGTAATTGGTAGTAGAATACTATTTTATTTATTTTTTATTAAGGTTTAGTAAGGTTTATTATAATTTTAAACACTAACCTAAATAATTTCGCTAACATCAAAATAACATCACACTAACAAGGTTTTTAAAATATATATATATATAAGGCTTACATATTTCCCTAACATACTAACATTTCCCTAACAATGATATTATTAAAATGTATTGATAACTTTAAGCTTAAAATCAATGTCAAAGATTAATATTTTTTAATGTTTTAAAAGAAGTTAATTAAACATATGTTACAAGATTTGAATATTGACATTGACTAAGACCCCCTACCCCTATGGCAAGATGAGATTTTTTGATTATTAGTGAAGTTATCCTCCCCAACCAAAATCTCAATTTCAGTCCATACTACAAAATAAATCAAAGACAATGTCAATTCATAAAGTTATCCACAATAAACTTTTTCTTTGTTTTATGTTATAATAAAAACAACAGCATCTTGGTCATATGGCAAAGAAATGGATACAGAAGGCTATTAAAAAGCCTGGGGCATTAAGAAAATCTTTGCGTGCTAAAAAGGGAAAGAAAATTCCTCTTCCCAAATTAAAAGCAGCAGCAAAGAAAAAGGGGAAGCTTGGTAAAAGGGCAAGATTAGCATTAACCCTAAGAAAGTTATCTAAAAGAAAAAAGAAAAAAAGATAATTATGCCAGCAAAATCAAAAGCCCAACAGAAAGCAGCCGCTATGGCATTAGCAGCTAAAGAAGGCAAGGTTCCGCCTTCAAGGTTAAAAGGAGCTGCTAAGTTAATGTATAAATCAATGACTAAGCAACAACTTAGGGAATTTGCCAAAACAAAAAGAAAAAATTTACCCAGAAGAAAAAAATGAGAAAATATAAAACAACCAAAAAAGAAGTCACAGACGAACTGGAAAGTTCATGGCTTTTGACTAAATTAAAAAAGGAAATTATATCGTCAAGACCATCAGCAGCCAGAATAAGTGCAATAAAATTGGGTTTGGAGGTTAAAGGACTTTTGAAAGGGGATCACACCGAAATTAACATTAGGGGTCTTTATGATAAGATTTTAGATGACCTTTACACAGAAAGACCACGTTATGAAAATACTAAATTGGAAAAAGTTAGCCCAGTTGATAGAGTTTGAACCAACGCAGAAACAACGTTATATAATTGAACATTTAAAAAGGTTCAATATTACTGTTGGGGGTAAGCGAGTTGGAAAGACAAAGTTGGCGGCGTTTTTGGCTTTATTAGAGGTTTTAAAAATGGATAAAACAATATGGGTAGTAGCCCCGCAATATGCATTAGGGGAAAGAATTTGGGATTATTTATTTCAATGGTCAACACGTTATTTAGAGGGGATTTTAAAACCAAATGTTCAACATAATTATATTGAAAACAAGGTAGCTGGTTCCATTATTAGATTAAAATCTGCTGACAATGAACTTTCTTTAAAGGGAGAAGGGCTTGACCTTGTCATAGGAGACGAAGTCGGTGACTGGAAAAAGGGTATTTGGCACAATTACGTAAGACCCAATATTACAGAAACAAGACCATCGGGAGAAAGGGGAAGAGCATTTTTAATAGGAAACGCAAACTATTTTGGTTCAGAATGGCACCAACTTTTCTTACAAGGAAAACAAAGATTTGACACTTTTACTTATCATTTACCAACTGCAGTTGAAAGAATGGACGGCACTATTATTTCAAATAATCCTGAAATAGTAACTTCTGAAGAGTTAGAAAGATTAAAAAAAGATACGCCCGCTATTGAATGGAGACAAAACTATTTAGCTCATTTTGTAGAAGGGCAAGGAACTGTTTTTACCAACATTTTAGATTGTGCTACGGGAGACTTCAGACCAAGAAGCTCGGAACATTTTTACTATATTGGTGTTGATTTGGGCAGATTACAGGATTTTTCGGTCATTACGGTTATTGATTCTCAAACCTGGGAAGTGGTTTATTGGTCAAGGTTTCAGGAGATTGAATATCCATTTCAAAAGCGTCGTATTATGTCAGTTGTAGATCTTTATGGACGTTATAATACTAAACTTATTATTGACCAGACTGGTTTAGGTCAACCGATTGTAGACGATTTACAAAGGGAGGGTATTAACATAGAAGGAGTAACTTTAACAAACCAAATCAAGAAAAATTTAATTGAAAAACTTTCTATACTTTTAGAGCAAAAGAAATTACGTTATCCTAAAATACAGCAGCTTATAGATGAACTTCAGGTTTTTGGTTATACCATGACTCAATCTGGCAGAATTAAATATTCAGCTCCATCTGGATTCCACGATGATTGCGTAATTTCTCTTGCTTTGGCTATTAAGGATTTAGAAGGAGAACCAAATCAATTTACAAAATCAAAATCTCCCGATAAAGTTTTTCAAGAAGGAAAAACAGAAAGGGTTAGAACAATTTTTAGTCGGGAGCAAAGAAAAGCACCTGTTATAAAACCATATGTCTGAATTAATTAATAGAGTAAGACAATTTAAACAATTTTTTGAACAAGAAAAGATTTTTAATTTTAAGGGTTTTTCGTTTAACCAACGAGAATTAATTGATTACCTTGAAAAAACCTGGAAATCTCAATATTTGCTTGGAGATAAGGACGATGAGGGTTATAGATATTTTTATAATATAGTTAAGTTCCCAGTTAAGATAGCAGCTAAAATGATTGATTTGGATACAAAGGATATTAGGATTATAGCGGAAGAGGGACAATCTTATACTCCAGTTTATTTATTTAACAAAGAACTAAAAAGCTGGATGAAAGATCAAAACCTTGGTTTAATATTGAATGAGGTTATTAGGGGAACTCCAAAATTTGGAAATCAGGTTTTAAAGGTTAAGGGATCAAATTTATCTTCTGTAAGATTAAAAAACCTTATTAATGATCCATATGTAAAAAATCTAAATGAATCGGCTGTAGTAATAGAAGAACACTATATGACTCCAGAAGATTTGATGAAACAAACTATCTGGAACCAAGATTTGATTGATGAAATTATAGAAAGTTTCCAGGAGCAATCAAATAAATCCTATATTAAAATTGATGAAGTGTATCTTTATGCACCTAAAAAATTCTTTAAGGAAAATTCACAAGATGAAAGTCTTGTAAGGGGTATGATTATAGTGGCTGGGTTGGATGATTATAAATTAGATAAAAATAAAAAAAATGAATTTTCGGTTATAAAAGATAATCATAAAATTTTATTTAAGGAACAGGTAGATAAATTGCCTTATTATGAATTTTATTGGGATGATTATGAAGGAACTTGGTTGAGAACGGGTATTGTTATGGAACTTCTCGAGGAACAATTTAGGACAAACGAGACTGTTAATCTTCAAGCTAAGGGGCTTTATTGGACAACAAAAAAGATTTATCAGACAAGGGATATGATGATTCATAAAAACCTAATGACTGATGTTCAAAATGGAGAAATTTTAAGAGTTAATTCTGAAATAACTCCTGTTGCTAATGAAGAAAGAAACTTGGCTGCTTTTAACACTGAAATAAATCTTTGGGATAAAAACAGGAAAGAAAAGACTATGACATTTGAGTCTGTAACTGGAGAAACTTTACCATCTGGAACACCGTTTAGATTAGGATTTATTTTGCAACAGGCTGCAGGAGGACACTTTAATTTCAAAAGGGAAGATATTGGTCTTATGATAAAAAGACTTTTAAGGGAGGTTATTATTCCAGAATTTAAGGAGAGTAAAAGAGGGGCTCATTTGTTTAATCTTTATGGAGAGGACAATGAATTTTCTCAATTGGAAGAGTTATGGATTGAAATGGAGATTTACAAGCAGGTTAGAAATATGATTGAAAGAGGATTTATTCCCACACAAGAACAAATAGATTTAGAAAGAGAAAATGCCAAAAAGAAATTAGCAGCTAAAAAAACAAAAGTTATAGAAATTCCAGAAGGATTTTATGATGATTTGAAATATAAAATTGATATTATTATAACAGGAGAAAGTGTTGCTATTGATGCTAAAATGCAATCTCTTATAACTACATTGCAGACAATTGCAACCAATCCTGCAGTATTACAAAACGAAGTTACAAAGAATATTTTATTTAAGATTTTAAATCTGGCTGGTATAAGTCCAGAGGAGTTAAGGATACCAACTAAAATAGAAACAGAAGCAACGCCGCAACAAACTTTTTCCCCTCCCCCTTCTCCTAAAGGATTAAGTCCCCAATTGCAAAATATTACAAAGGAACTTAGTTTATGATATTAACAGAAAAAGAAAAAAACTTTATAAGAAATATTTTTAATAACGAAGAGGCAAAACAAATTTATGCTGATATTTGTAATAAAAAAATTAGAGAATTTACGGATTTAGCTACATTTGGAAAATTGCCTCATGAGGAAAGGCTTTCTATTCAGGAAATTTATTCTGGGCGTATGACAGCGGCAGAGTTAGTTAAAAGTTTTGCTTACGAACTTTTTAGATTATCAGAACCAGAAAAGAAAAAAGAAGAAAAAGAAAACAAACCTCATATTTGATTATCTATTTGGGGAGAAAGCCTCCTCTCCCCAAACGGGTAATCAAACCCTGTATTGAAGGTGTGCCCCCCTTGTTAAAAGCGGGTGTCACGCCCTCGCCAGGCGTTTATAAATATGGCAGAAGAACAAAACACTGAGGTTCAGAATCAACCTACCCAAAATTCTGAGTCTGTGGAGACTGAAACACCACGTGAGCAAGAAACTCAAACAGAGGATATTTCTTCTGTAAAAGAGGAGCTTGTTAAAAAACAAAAAGAAATCGATAAGCTCTATGCAAGAGCTAAACAGGCTGAGGAGAATGAAAAGAAACTAAAAGAAAGGCTTGCGGCTCTTGAACCTAAAGAACCTCCTCAGCAAACCCAATCTAAAATAGATCCAGTCGAAATTGAGGAAAGAGTAGAACTGCGTTTGCAGGGTTATAATCCTCAAGAAATTGAATATATAAAAAAGTTTCGCAAAGAGGGTCAAAGTCTTCTTGAAGCGGCTAAAGACTCTTTTGTTCAGGCTGGTATAGAGGGTTTAAGAGCTAAGGCGAAGGTCGAGCAAGCCACGCCTAATCCTTCTAGTCGTACTGGCGTCGTTGAAGGAAAGTCTATTGGGGATATGACTCCCCAAGAGAGGGCTAAACACTTCAATTATGCCGCTTGGAAGGCTAGAAGGAAAAGTAAAGTTTAATTAGTGCCCTTAAAAATTGGCTTTAACGACAGATCCTTGGGATGCAACTGAATTAGTTGCCTATATAAAAGAGGTTTGGACGCCTTTAACTAATGAAGAATTCTTCGCAAAGGCTGTTGCTACTAACTTCTTTACGGATCTGTCCCAGTATGCTACAGACGGAGGAGATATTTTGCACGTTCCTAATGTCTTCTCAAACAGTTTTTCTGTGCAAACCCAATCAACACAGGGAGCTGAAGTGACCACCGAGGCTCCTGCAACTGCTGATGATACACTGACTATTAACAATCATGTGTACATCGCTACTTTGTTGGGTTATCTCCAGCAAGTGCAAGTTGCGAGTATTTATAACCTTTCTGAAATTTATTCCAGAAAGGCGGGTGGTACACTTATGGAAGACTTAGAGGGGGATATTTTTGCATTGCAGTCTTCTGTTACGACTAACACCGTCAACGATACCGCTTCGGTTGTTGACGATGTTAATTTGAGGATTGCAATTGAGAAGCTAGATACTGCCGATGTTCCTCTTGATGAATGTGCATTCTTCTTCCATCCGTATACCTACTGGGCTCAGATTCATGCCATTCAGAAATATTATGACGCAAGTCAAGCAGGATGGGCTGGAAATACTCCAGTTAAAGATGGTAACTTTGGAGTAACAGCTGGACAAAAGAATGCTCTTCGTGGGCAACTGTTCGGTATTCCCGTTTATACATCTTCAAAGGTAGTTAATACCTTGTTAGCTGTCAGAAACTTGCTGGCTCACAAAACTGCTTTTGCATTTGCCGTTCAAACTCCAGGCGGTAAACCAATTAGGGTTCAGTCTGCTAATTGGTTAGAGAACCTCGGTGTTCTTACTGTTTGGGATATGATTAACGGCGTTGCAGAAGTAAGGGAAGAAGCTGCAGTAAGAATTGACGGTTCTAACGCATTCATCGCATCATAATAATTATGATGACGCCCCGTTTCCTATCTGGTGAAACGGGGGAAGTAACCAGGTCTTCCCCCGCTTCATATTAAATTTTTAATGGCTAAAATATTCTTTTTTCAAAAGAAAAATTCTCGTGACGGTTCTCTTCTAGAGGATATTATAGATTGTGATGAAAGAACGGCTTGGGACTATTATAGAAAGCCGAGGTTTTTTAAATACATTGGTTGGGTGGACGATGCAGAAGCAAGAAAATTAAAAAGTAATACAAAATTAGAGAAAGATGAAAAAACTGGTATGATTAAACAATTTACAGAAGAACAAAAACAACAAAGAAGAAATTTATTTGATAAACTTTTAGAATTAGCTCGTAATAATCCCGATAAATCTTCTCCTAGAGACTTAACTAAAAAAGATCCCTGGGGAACATTATCAAGACAAGATTTAGATAAAGTTACTCGTACAGGGGGAAAAATATGAATAAAGATTTAGCTAAAAAACTTATACAAATTCAAGCAAAAACTAATAAAAAAGAAGATTATAAGAAACTTTTTATTAAAAAGAATGTTTTTGAACAGGAAGAAGTAGCTGCTAGAGAAGCTGTTAAAGATAAACGGATTCCTAAAGATATTAGAAAAAAACTTTATGAACATTTAGAGAAGGGTCATTTTCATCGAGAAACCCTAGAAATAAATCAAGATATGGCTAAAAAGATAGATAAAAGAATGGAAGAGAGTATTAAAGATAATATTCGTTCTGGATATTTGCCTAAATATAATTTAGATAAAGATCCTCAGGCTAAAAAATGGCTTGAGAAAATTAAGAATAAAAAATGAGAATAATAGGATTTATGGTAGTGGGAAAAGGAGAGGCTGATAGATGGTTGGGGGCTGTTTTGGAACAGAGAAAAAAGTTAGTTGATGATATGGTTATTTGTTGTAATAGGACCGATAGGAAAACAGAAAAAGTTATTAAAAAATTTGGTTTTTGGTTTTATAAAGATCATAGGGAATGGGGATTGTATCAACCCAAGATTAAACAAGATTTATTAGAAAAAATAAGTAAGTTAAATCCAGATTGGATACTACCTTCTGATGCCGATGAGATATACGATAAGTATTTTACAAGAGAGGAAGCAGAAAAATTAGCTAGAACAAATGAGATAGGATTTAATTTTGCTGTTATAAATCTTTGGAATGATGAAAAACATTATAGACATGATTTAAGTTTTTGGAATGTAAGATTCTGGAACTATAAAAAAGCAAAAGATATTAGTTTAAAATTTTCCAACAAAAGACTTCATTGTGGATTAGCTCCAGCTATAGTTTATAAATATGCAGCAGATGCTCCATTTATATTAAAACACTATGGCTTAATGAAAAAAGAAGATAGAGAAAAAAAGGTAGAAAGATATAATAAATATGATCCAAGAGCAATTTTTAAAAGTAAAATCTATTATAATTCTCTAAGAGACGAAAAAATGGTTCGTCCCTTCGATGAAGATAAAATGCATCAGAGAATTGTAAAAGATGTACAGCAACATGGAACGAAAATTCGTTCAATTCAAAAGAATAGGTAAAGAAAAATGGGGAAAAGCAGAAAATAGTATTGATGATATGCCTTATAGTGATTGGCAAAGAATTCAAAGAGATCCATTTAGGAAGCAATATTATGAGATGATAAAAATAATAGATTTAGATAAGAATGAAACTATTGAAAATAAGAATTTGCAAAATGAAAGTTTACCAGTTGTTGAAGATCCCCTTGAATGTCCTTTATGTGGTTTTATAGCAAAAAATGAAAAATCATTAAGAATGCATAAATTAAAGAAACATGGGTAAAAGAAATAGGGCTTTTATAGCCAAAATGCAAATAGCTAAACAAAAACAATCAAAATGGAGAACAAAACCATTGCATATATTGGGTCATTCCACAATTTATGGGACGAAGAAGGAATTGCCAGAAGTTTCGAAAAATTGGGTTATAGGATTTTTAGATTTTCTGAAAAGGCATTTGATACGGATAATTTTCTTCATCAAGTAGATATAATAAAACCAGATTTTGTTGTTTTTGCTAAATTAAAAATTCCAACTGCTAATATAGTTGTTAGGGAACTTAAAAGAAGAAAAATAAAAACTGTTTGTTGGGTTTGGGATTTGTATTTTGGATTAAATAGAGAATTTTTTGTTGGAAGATTACCCATGTTTAAAGCTGATTATGTTTTTAGTCCTGATGGTGGGAACGACGAAAAATTTAAAGAGAGAGGCGTGAATCATTATTTACTTCGACAGGCTATTTATGATGAATATTGTTACAAGGGAAAATTTAGAAAGGAATATAATTATGATGTTGTATTTGTTGGTTGTGAAAATATGCAATGGCATTATAGAACAGAATTATGTAATTTTCTTAAGAAAAATTACAAAAGTTTTAAATGGTTTGGAAGAAATAATACTTTGGAAATAAGGGGTCATGAACTAAATGATTTATATGCTTCAGCAAAAATAGTTATTGGAGATAGTGTTTATTCACCCTACTACTGGAGTAATAGATTGTATGAAACATTGGGAAGAGGAGGATTTATGATTTTTTTAGAAATTGAGGGATTGGATAGAGAATATATTCCTTATAAACATTATATTCCATATAAAATGGAGGATTTCAAGGGTTTAAAAGAAAAAATTGATTATTATTTAAAAAACAAAAAAGGAAGAAAAAAAATATCTAATGAAGCTTTAAAATATACCCAAAAACATCATACATTAATTCAACGATGTCAAGAATTAATCAAGATAATAAGTTAATAATTTTTGTTTTATCAACTGGAAGATGTGGAACTAAATCAGTTGCTAAATATTTTGGTTTAAGACATGAACCAGACGGTAGAGAACCTAATATTGAAGCATTGAAAAAGAGAATAAGAAGAACCCCAAAATCTTATTATGGAGAAACAAGTGGCTTTTGGTCTTTACAGGTAGATTTATTAAAACAACATTTTCCCAATGCTTTATATTTTCATTTAATAAGGGATGGTAGAAGGGTTATTCCTTCTTTAATTAATAATTATACCTATGCTTATAGACCCCAAGATATTCCTGAAAGAAATTTAGAACTTCCAGTATCAAACTGGAATGAACTAAATCAATTTGAAAAATGTTGTTGGTATTGGCGATATATAAATGAATTTTTAGATAAACGCATCAAGAATAAAATTTTCTTAGAGGATATGTTATTTTTGCCAAGATTAAATACTAAAAATGAATGTAATATTTGTCCTCCTTATGAATTGTGGACAAAGGAACAAAAAGAAACCTTTGACAAAATTTGTGGGGAGCTACAAAGAAAATACGGTTATGAGTGAGAGGGTTATTGAATATCCATTTGTAAAAGAATTTTTAAATATAGGAGATAGAATTTTAGATGTTGGTACAGGAAATAGTGCTGATATCGTATGGAATTATGAAGTTAAAGAAATATATGCCCTAGATAAAAAACTAGTAAATAAACCAAATTTTATTTCTATTACTGGAAATGCAGAAGATAAAAAACTTTTTGAAAAGGAATATTTTAATAAAATAACCTGTGTTTCTACTTTAGAACATACTGAAGATGATAAAAAAATCTCTGAGAATTTTCATTATTGGCTAAAAAATGGAGGTATATTGGTATTAACAGTTCCATATGGGAAATATAATTTTTATAGAGTTAAATCCTTGGGAGAATTAATGAGATTATATGATAAACAAAATTTATTAAAACTTTTTCCTAAAGATAAATGGGAATGGATTGAAGAGAGATATTATATTAGAAAAGATGAAGATGACTGGGAAAAGTGTGATGAAGAAAAAGCATATAAATTTGGTGGTGTCGATCCAGTTAAAAGTGTAATTTTATTAGCTTTAAAAAAGATATGAAACATTATCCTATTATGATAGTTGGAGTAGGAAGATCTGGAACAAGCGTAGTAGCTGGTATTTTAAGGCAATTAGGATTTTTTATGGGATTTGAGTTTATGCCTGCACCTAAAGCTAATCCTCTTGGATGTTGGGAAGATAAAGAATTGTTTGAGTTAAATATGGCATTTTACAATAAACAAATCAATTTAACGCAATGGTTTTCTGGATTTGTAAAATTTAAAGAGAAAAGAGAAAAGCTTGATAGACCCTGGGGATTTAAAGAACCAAATCTTTCGTTATTTATCCCTTATGTCATAAAAGCTATTCCCAATATTAGATTTATTTATTGTAAAAGAAATATAGATGCTATCGTTAGAAGCTTTAGTAAATTACAAAATTGGAATTATAAAAGGTCGTATGAGGTGGTAAGGGTAAGGGAGAGATTAATTGAATATTACCTAAGAAATATTCCACATTTGACAGTGCAATATGAGGAATTAATTAAAAACAAAAATAAAGTAGTAGAAACAATTTTTCAATATATTTATGAGCCCTATAAAAAAGAAGCTATAAATTATATTAAATCTTAAAATGGAAAGGACAAATGAAAAATTTGTGATTATAGATAAATTTTCTGGAATAGAAGAGGGTTTATTTGAAAATAATAAAAAATTAACCAAAAGAATTGGAATGATTTGTCGTATGGATAATAGTGGTTTAGGAACTTTATCGTGGGAGTTCGCTCGTCATTTAAAACCAGATAAAATTCTTTTAGTAGAAAATCATAAATTTCAGGTATTTCCAGAAAGATATAAAAATTTTAATACAAAAAAAGTTTCTTCTATTCTAACCCCAGAATTAAAAGAATGGTTTTTAAAAAATATAGATATTTTATTTAGTATAGAAACTTTTTATGACTGGAGTTTAATTAAGGATTGTAGGGAAAAAAATATTAAGTCGGTTCTTTATACTATGTATGAAATGACACCAGAAAGGATACCATTATATCCAGATTTATTTCTTTGTCCTTCAGAATTAGATTATGATGTTATGCCAGAACCAAAAGAATATTTACCAGTTCCAGTAGCTACTGATAGATTGGTTTGGAAGAAAAGAAATAAAGCTATGGTTTTTATCCATACTGCTTCTCATGGAGGTATGAATGAAAGAAAGGGGACAAAATTATTAATTGAAGCAATGAAATATGTAAAAAGTGATATTAAACTTATTATTTATTCATGGAAACCTTACGAATTTTCTGATAAAAGAATTGAAAATAAAGTAGTTAATTTTAAAAATTATTGGCAAGTTTGGAGAGAGGGGGATATTTTGGTATATCCACAAGATTATAATGGAATATGTCTTCCGATTGTAGAAGCAATGGCTTCTGGATTAGCTGTTATTACAACGGATATTTACCCTTTTAATAAATATATACCCAAAGAATTAATGTTTAAATCAGAATATTTTTATACTACCAGGGCGGCTCCAAATTTAATGGAGGTCGATGCCGCCCATATAAATCCCAAATCTATTGCCCAAAAGATAGATGAGTGGGCTAACAAAGATATTTCTAAATTTTCTGAATATGGTAAAAAATGGGCAAAAGAAAATAGTTGGGGGGCACTTTTGCCTAAATATATAAAACTTTTCAATGAGTTATAGACCAATACAAAGATGTAGGGTTTGTAAAAGTAAAGATTTAGATCCGTTATTTTCATTGGGGAATTTTTATATTTCAACTTTTGTAGAAAACCCCGATGATAATATAGGGAAATGTCCGTTAAGTTTAGCTTACTGCAATAATTGTACTCTTGTTCAATTAGAGCATACCCCATCTCAAGAACTTCTCTATTCGGGAAATTATTGGTATCGTTCAGGATTAAATAAGGTAATTCGTGATGATCTAAGGGAAATAGCTAAACGAGCTATTAAAATGGTTAAACTGAAATATGGAGATGGATTTTTGGATATTGGGGCTAATGACGGAACACTATTAAGTTTTGTTCCTAAAAAGTATCTGAGAGTAGCTATTGAACCAGCTAATAATTTACAAAGATACTTAAAACAACATTGTGATTATGTGGAAAAAGCTATGTGGGAAGACGTAGATTTAGGTATAACCTTTAAGATTATAACTGCTATTGGAATGTTTTATGATAGTAAAGATCCAAATAGATTTATTTCTAATGTAAAAGAACATTTAGATGAAGATGGATTGTTTATTGCTCAACTTATGACTTCTAAGTCAATGTTGGAAAAAAATGATTTAGGAAATATTTGTCATGAGCATATAGAATATTATTCTTATAAATCTTTAAAAACTTTATTTGAAAGAAATGGTTTAGAGATATTTAAGGTTGAGGAAAATGGAATAAATGGTGGCAGTTATAGATTATTTGCTCGTCATTATAAAAACGGAAGTATAAAGTATTCAGAAAAAATTAATAAAAGAAGTTATAGTAAGTTTTATGATAGGATTTTAAAAAACAAAGAAAGGTTTTTAGAATTTTTAACAAGGGAAGTTGCCAGGGGTAAGAAAATCTATGGTTATGGAGCTTCTACTAAAGGGAATACGATATTGCAATTTTATGGATTGCCAAACTTAATTAAAGGAATTGCGGAAATACATAAAGATAAAATTGGTAAATATACGGTTGGAACAAAAATAAAAATAATTTCAGAAGAAGAAGCATTAAAAAATGCCGATTATCTTTGGATTCTTCCTTATGGATTTAAAGATTTCTTTATTAAGAAACATAGGAATTGGTTAAAGAGGGGAGGCAAATTCGTCTTATCAATTCCTAGGTTTGAGATAATTGGATATAAAAAAGATTAAAAAGATAAGAGAAAATTTAATTAAGAAATATGAAGCAGAAATTGAAGCTACTGAATTTAATTTAGAAGAATTAAAATTAAAAGAAAGGTTTTTAACTAGACAAACCATTAAAACTCCAAATACCAATCATCAAATTACTCTTGGTAAAATTCAGGAGGGTATTAAAAATTTACAAAAATTAGTAAAACTTAATCAAGAATTTATTGATTTTATTTATGAGGTTGAAAAAGAAGATACCAATTGAAGAATACAAAAATATAGTAGATAAGATTCCTATTGTTTGTGTCGATGGTATTATAATAAATAAAAAGAAAGAGTTTTTACTGATAAAAAGAAAAAATCCACCCTTAAAAAATAAATGGTGGATTCCTGGTGGTCGAATATATAAAGGAGAAACTTTAGAAAAAGGATTTATAAGAAAAATGAAAGAAGAGTTAGGGATCAATGTAAAAATAATTTTATCGTTAGGCTATTATGAAGAACACTTTACCGATAATCCATTTGATTTAAATAGTGGTGTGCATACTATTTCTATTGTTTTTTTGGCTTTATATCGTAAAGGTAAAATAAGAGTTGATAATCAGAGTTATTCTTGGAAGTGGTCAAAAAAACTTCCAAGTGAACTCTTGAAGATCAAACCGTTTAATGTCTTCAAATAAAACTGCCTTTATAACGGGTATTACGGGACAGGTTGGTTCTTATATGGCAGAATTTCTTTTAGAGAAAAAATATAAAGTTTATGGATTAATTAAAAGAAATTCTGTTGGTAATAGACAAAGAATAAAACATTTATATTCTGATGGGTTTAATGATAATAATTTATTTTATGGAGATATTTTAGATATGAATTCTATAATTTCTGCATTGGATAAAGTAAGACCAGATGAAATTTATCACTATGCTGCTATGGGTCATACTGGAATTTCTTATGCTGCTCCAGTATTAACAATGGAAATAATTTTATCTGGAACAACAAATTTATTAAATGCTGTTAGGGCTCTTAATTTAAAAAGTAAAATTTTCAATGCTTCATCTGTAGAAATTTTTGATGGAAGTCCAGAGAATAATCCTTTGATTGAAAATTCAAAGTATAATCCTTCAAATCCTTATGGGGCAGCTAAGTTAGCAGCTCTTAAATTGTGTAATATTTATCGTCAAGGTTATGGAATGTTTATATCTTCTGCCATCAGTTCTAATCATGATTCTCCACGTAGAGCTAAAAACTTTCTTCCCAAAAAAGTTGTAGCTACTGCTTTGGCTATTAAAAGAGGAGAAGAAAAAGAATTAAGATTGGGAAACTTAGAAGCAAAAAGAGATTGGGGTTATGTTCCTGATTATGTGGAAGCTCATTGGTTAATGCTTCAACAAGACAAACCAGATGATTTTGTTATAGGGACTAATGAAGCTCATTCTGTTGCTGAATTTACAGAAGAGGTTTTTAGACAATTAGGAATGGATTGGAAGAAATACGTTAAAGATGATCCTGATTATTATAGACCATTAGATCCGCAATGTTATCAGGGAGATTATTCTAAAGCTAAAAGAATTTTAGGTTGGGAACCAAAAGTTAAATGGAAAGAATTGATTAGTATTCTCATTAAACATGAAATAGAGAATTCTAATCTTTACTTTTAATATGAAATTTAAATACGGAATTACAAATTTAAAATGGACTGGTAATGAGGTGAAATATGTTACTGATGCTATTAAATCTACTTGGGTAGGTTGGGAAGGGGATTATGTAAAGCGATTTGAAAAAGAATTTGCTAAATGGGTAGGAACTAAATATGCAGTTACTACCACCTCTGGAACGAGTGCCCTTACTTTAGCTGTTGCTGCTTTGGGTATAGGAGAGGGAGATGAAGTTATTGTTCCTGAATTTACAATGATGTCTTGTGCCTTTGCCGTAACATACAATAAAGCTAAACCAGTTTTTGTTGATTGCGGAGAAGATTTAAATATTGATGTGAAAAAAATAGAAGAAAAGATAACCCCTAAAACAAGAGCCATTATGGCGGTTCACATATATGGAAGAATGTGTGATATGAAGGCTA